CTGACCCGCCTGACCCGCCGCCGGAGCAGCAGCACCCATGAAACCTGCCCGTGTCCACGACATCATCCCACGACCGCCCTGAGTCATAGCCAACCAGCCAGCAAACAAAACGCCCATGCCCATGCCCGCTTCGCTCAAAGCACCAATCAAACTATTCATAACCCTTAGCAGAGGTAAGAAAGCCGAAACGATATTGCGAATAACAGGAAGCGCAGACTTGAACGCCTTAGCGAAATTTTCAGCGAAATCCTGCATTACAGGAAAAACTGACAGAGTTAAGAAAGAGAAGAAATCATTGAGTTCAGGCAGCATGTTCATGAACTCATCTTTGAAAGCAGTCACCACACCCAAAATACCAGCAATCACCCTGCCAAGTGACGTACCGAACATTTCAAATTCTTTCCTATTCTTCTTAATATCTGCATCGTACTCATTGAAACGACCCCCCATGAAGTCGCCAATCTCCTTAAAAATATTCTTCCAAAATTCCCAAGCAGCCGTACCGGACTCCTTGAATTTGTCCATCGCTGCACCCAGATTACCGAACCACTCGCTAGTTCCAGCAGTGAAATTTCTCCACCAATCAGCAATCTTTCCGTACACTTCCAGCAGTCTCGGAAGATCATTAGCAATCAGTTTGACCCACCAATTAGTGAACCGTTCCACACCACTAACCAACTTCGGAATAAAAGTTTCCAAACCAAACTGATGGATCATGCCGGTAACTCGATACAAAGTCCGAAGAAAAATGTGTTCGATTTGGGCTAAAGCATTACGCAACGGATTCAAAAAGGGCAGACCCATGTCAGCCAACGCCACATACAACTTGGTGACCATCCCCTTGAATCCACCCATCACGGTTTCGTTAATTCTCTGCATCTGACCCTGAAATGCTTCAGGCGTCAACTTTCCGCTGCCCATCGCTTTTATGAATTCGTCAGCGCTCATGGAACCGGCCTGACTAGCCGCATCCTTAAACATCGGACCCAAACCACTAAGAGCCGCAACCCCTGCTTTCGTTGATCCACTGCTTTGAACAGTCGCTACGGCTTGCGACATTGCTTGAAAAGCCTTAGGATCCCCGCTGGAAATATTTGCTATCTCCCTCATAACGGCGGCTTGCTTTCTAGTATCCAATCCGGCGCGACTAAGCATCGCAGCCGTTCCCGAAAGATTCTGCACCCCCATAGGGGCAAGAGACTCTGAACGCAAAGCACCCATTGCCTCACGGGCGTTTTGCATACCTCCAATAAATGGAGACAACTGAGTCTGCTGAAACTGCCTGTTAGCAGCCGTCAATGCAGAAACCAAAGCAACAATACTCGCTGTGAAACCAGCAGTAGTTACCTTAAGGAAACTGACGGTGCTGTCCCACCCGCGCATGATTCCCCTACCAGCAGCCAACGCCCCCTTCATGGCTACAAGACCTATCGTGACCAAACCCAACTCAACGATTAGACCCTTGAAGTTGACTTTGAGAATCGCCTTACCGAAATCGGCCATTTTCCTAGCGGCTCGGCCAAGGTGAAAAGCCACACCGTCTTTTAACAGAGCATTAGTTTTGTTTAATTTCTTATTAGTTTTATCTAGCCTTTTGTCAAGGGCACTTAGAAACGCATTGACCGCAGCAGCCTTAGTCATATCCGGGTCGATTTCGACCCTAATGACTACCTTCTGCTCTATAGCCATAATACGTTACTTTCTATTTATCTACGCCTGACCTTGCGTGCCGCTTCTGCCTCTTTTTCTTGCTTCTCGCGATCAGCGGCTATCACCATTGCACATGCTATCCGAATGATCCAATCCTCCTCGGAACAATCCAAAAGTTGAATCGGATCAGTATGAAATACTTCCCCCAACCGTGCGGCTGTTTCGACAATAGGAGATTCTGCTAAATCTTCTATTATCGTTCCGTAGGGTTTATTTCATCAATCTCATCTCCATAACCGGCAGCATCCAAAATCGCCAACGCCGTGGCTTCCAAATGAGGATCAATACCGTAAAAGTTCCTAATCCCATCAGGGATCGGACGAGTATCACTAGTCATCGAAAGAATCGCATCAGAAGCAAACGTGAGAGCAATTCCATTTGTTGGATTTTCGACAACCTCATCGTTGATCAAAATCGCGGTACAAGTCGAACCAACGACATAGCAAGCAAACCTCAAAGGATCAAATCCATCCTTGCTGTTTTCGCCTGAATTCCGTCGCCAAGCACGCAACTGCTGCTGGGTTACATTCGGAGAAAATCGAACCGAAACACCTTCCCGCTCAGGAACTTTGATTTCGATTTCGTTCCGCTCAACCTTCTGTTCAACAACATTACGCAACTGTTCTAGAACTGAAGGCTTTGCTTCTTTTTCCTTGAGTTGTTCCGAACTGTCGTCTGGAACATCATAGGTAATAGTCTTCGTTACTGTTTCATCAGCCATAATATATTTCTCCATTGGACGTTGTCATGACATCCAGATAGTAACACCCCGTTACCGGGGTATCAAGTTTTAAGTTAATAACCTAAATGAAAATTAGGCGGGGTTCGCAGAACCCTCTGCCAAGCCACCAATAGCCAAAGTAATACTGAAGGTCGCAGGCGCTCCCGAAGAAGCATCACCATCAGGCTCAGTCAAACCGACAACAAGAGCCTCAGTGAACATTCGGTTGTGTGTAGAATCCGACACTACGAGATCACAATCCGTCTCATCAATAAAGACATTGTAATACGCCGTGCCTACCCGTCCACGCAAACCAGCAATCAAGGCACCATCACGGACCGGATCGAAATGACGAGTCAAAGTAACATCGCCAACCTCGGCAGGAGCGCACAGGGTTGTAGGAAACTTCTGTTTGCCCTCAAACACCTTCTCTACTGAAGCCGTGATCTCACCACCAGACACCTGAGCAAAATACCCAGTGAAGTTGGGAGGAAGGGCTATTCCATTAACCGAAGCGGCTTCAATCCTACCGACAATCTGCCTCTGTGCTAGTTTCATTTATTCACTCCCTGTTTAAAGTACGCCAGCCGTAAGGTTGGACTTCGTGATGTTGACAGTAATCTTATCACCAACGGCGGACACCCTGACTGCAACATCAGCGGTGACTTGACCAGTTGCTAAACTAACAGTCGGGTTATTGATGTTACCGACAGTTACCTTGTAACCATTGTCGATCATTGCCCCCGACGAATCGTGGGCCGGGTACAGGCCACCAGACTTTTTAATCGGTTCCAAGATGCTAACCAGTGAACCTCTGATGGCTGAAAACAGTCCACCCCGACTGTCAATAGTGGAGAACGTGTGACGCTCCAACGCTATCTCAGCCAGATAAACAATGTGGTTGATCGTGTCCCGTGAAGTAATGAATCGCCAATCTGCTTCAGCCGCAGAAGCAGAACGAGCACCATAAACACGAACCTTGCCGTTGATGATTCGCAACGCATTGATGCGAGAGTTATCTAATTCATCACCAGTTGCCTTGTCCATAAACGTACCTGACGGCATGGACAAACCAGTAACATGCTTCGCTTCTGAAATAGCGCCAGCGCCAACACGCCACGGGCCTCCAGCCTCGTTAGCAGCCTTGGAACGCTTTGCCTGAACATAAGCCTCAGGCGACAAAGTGACCGTCAATCCAGCATTGGCCGGATCGGGAATCTTCACCCACGGATAATAGAAGGCCGCATAGTGGGCATCATCATCAGCATAAATTGTTGGGGAAGCACCGCTCAAAGTAGACTTGACAGTCGTATGACTGCTAGCCTCAGTAAACGAACAAATGGCAATCCGGTCATTTGTTTTCGCATGATCAATCAGTGCGTGCCAATAAGAGTTGGAAGTTGCAATACCGGGAATCGAAACTGAACCCGGACCAAGATCTTTTCCAAGTAGCGCCAAACCCTCAATATAGTTGTCAGTTGCTGACGCATCAGTAACCAATGTTCCGTCAGCGCCAGCAGACATAGCCAACGCAGAAGTCGCCACCGGCATGGTTGTGGCCCCCGCCTCTTTAGTGGCTGTAACCAAATGACGAGTAGGCTCTTCCGCATTAACAGCGGTGATCAAGGCATCAAGCGTAGTCAAATCGTTAGTGTGCAATACGAGTACGTCATCAAGAAACACCTTGACACGAACACCGGAAACATCACCAGCCACAATCTGAACATCCAAGTTCGCAGACCACGCCCCAACATCGGCGGCGGAAAATGTAGCAACCGTAGAACCGGCAGAATTAACGAAAGCACGGCTACCCGCTACAGCATCGTCAGCCACAACACGCTGAAGATACAGGCGCGCTCCCCCCTCTTCAAAATAGGTCTGAATGCTAGTATGCATATTTCCTGATACATACTTACCAAAATACTTCGTGTACTCGGTAAGGTTCCGAAGCAAGGTAGGCTCTGAAGCCTTTCCACGTTCGGTGGTACCCACCATAAACGATTGCGCTGAAAGGATTTCTCCAGTTGCTGTTGGTCCGCTTCTAGTTGCGGTATTTATTACGATTCCGGGCATTCCCCGCGCCTCCGTGTTGATGAGCCGATGAACGAACTTTGTTGACAAATCTTACATGGCCCTGAAGGTCTTTCAGTGCATGTATCTATCTGTCCGTTTTTTATATTAGCATCCATACAGGGTTATCAAGCAGAAGGTATGGCGTTTAATGATGCAGACGAATATGCACCCGTTCCAGCAGTGTTTAAAGCAGCGACTCTAAAGATGTAAGAAGTTCCATTAGTCAAACCCGTAACAACGTGAACCGGATTCAGACTCGCTGTATTCGCAACAACTGTCGCCCAAGTAGTTCCCTTATCCGTGGAGAACTGGATCACATAACCAGCAATCGGAGTTCCACCGCCGTCGTAGGTCGGTGCTTTCCAAGCGAGAGACACTTGAGTATTCCCAGCAGTTCCCCTAAGTATGGTGGGAGCATTGGGAACCTTTTCGATCTGAGATTCATTAATCACACCAGTTAGCATTGTTCCCAAATTCGCACGACCGATAGATTCGTACAGACTCAATTCATACGATAGAAACGAAGCCGCAAGGAAGCGTTCACCTTTTAGTAACGTAAGATCAGAAAAGTCTTCGGTAATCGTTCCCTCATCGACTTTGATCTCACATGCGGCTCCAGCCACCGCAGCGATACGAAGTGCCGGTCGATCCAGCAACGCATCCCTTACCACCATTGTCATATTGTCTCGGGCAACCGTCACCTCGCTGGCCCCCGTGGCCCGTACCCAACAATAGGTACGCATCAAATATTTGACCTCATACAGAACATCCATTCCCGGTTCATTGGAGTGTCTAACAATCTGGCTGGTCGATTCCACCAACGTAATCAACGTCGGCCAGTTGTCTAAAGTCAACGGTTCAAACGTCAAATATTTGACTGGATTCGGAAGTTCGCTATCCGACAAACCTAACGTGTTTCGATAGTTCAATAATCTTGTCGGCATGTCAGCCGCAAGAAAATCATTCACATATTTTTTGGCCGCTGCTGGGCCTTCCATTGTTGCAACCATTAGTCAAACGCCAATGCTTTTAGTTTCTTGTACGTTCTCGTACCCTTTTGACCATACACCAAATAATCTGCTACTTCTAATCCAAGACCGCGGGCAAATCCTTTGGGGACGAACACAATCTTTCTGGCTGGCATGAATTTTGTACCTGCCTGATGGAACTTTGCATATTCTAAATCGGTTCCGAACTGAGCGTTCTTCAATCCGATGTGGTTAACCCGACCGGACAGGGTGGTCAACTGACGGAACAAATCGCCTTCCCTGATCATCGTAGGCAAATTACCGTACCGTTGTATCTTCCACGACTGGTATTCCGTATCTAAAGCGTTCCACTTTTTCCCAGTAGACGCCAGACCACCAGTAGTAAAGTTCATTCGATTTGCTTTTTTGATTTCGTCGCGTGCCCATTTCAACTGGGAATGAAAATTTTCCGCTCGCTTAACCATGCCCGCAAAATAGGCTCTGGTTTTTAAAACTCCACGCGCTTCTATCTTGCTCATATCAGGCCACCCTGACGCGACGCCACCGTTTAACTGAGTTGAGTTCGCTTTCCGTGAAACCAGTCTCTACGGGAGCGACATTGCGCGTTGTCAAGTCTTTCATACCAACCACATCGTCATGAAGATTTTGAACTTCACGCGACGCTGCTCTGAGAATAATAAGTTTCAATGCCGCCGTATTATCTGAAGCAGCATCTAAACCAGCCGTATAAGTAATAACGATTATATCGTTATCTTGAACTGTGAACATGTCAACGCCATATCTTCGCACCACATAATCGCTACCAACCGTTTGTGTCGTGGCAGAAGAAGCGCTCTGACCCTGTACGGTCAAACTGGTGACAGATACCACTGGCGACCGACGCGTATACAGAACAAACGGCGGCTTCGTCACATCCGCGACTGCGCTACCCGTCCTGTCAAGATTGTAGTCATAAAAGAAACTATATTGAGATGAGCCAGAGTAATTGGCAGGCGCTACATGCGACTCTGAAAAAGACGCAGCAGAAACAGGACGACCAATGTAATGCTCCAAGTCGGCCTCTAACCCATCAACTATCATTTGGGCAGCGTCTTCTTGAACATTACTAAAAGTAATGTCCATGTACTTTTTTAAGTCAGCAGTAGTTACAAGAGCCATACCGGCCTACTATCTCCATTGCCCCCGGTTAAGACCTGCCACTCCCACGCCTTAGTGCATCAGCGGCACGCTTGGCGGCACGCGCCGCAGCGCGATTGAGTCGATCACGCCAACCCGGACGCCGACGGCGAGGACCGGATGGTTCCACATCTACAGATGTATCTGGTATAGGCATGGACTTTTCTCCTAAAGCCGTTTGTGACAAGTTAAAATGAGTTTAGCCTATTGCGCTGCTCCACAAGGGCTAGTATGATCTCTTCATGGACGAAACAAATGACTTTGATCGACTCATCAAGAATCTTACATCACAAGAGACCGTTACGCCGCAGCAGAAGAGTAGCATCGTGAAAACATTTATCAACGTAGTGGGATCCGCCGCACTCATCAGTTGCTTTGGTGGACTAATACTTTTATGGGCTAACCACATCGTCATCAACGCTTATCCAAACTTTAATGAACTCTCCCCCGGAATCGGATACTTCGACGCATCTAGACTTTTCTTCTGCGGGATGCTCATTTACTTCATCTTCTCGGCCCTACATGCCAACAAGGAAAAGTAATTTCAAATACTTGCGCTTTATCCTGACACTTGCTATCCTGTGTATTCACACGGATAACCTATAATCTAAGATATGAGGAGGAATACCGTGAACGACATCACCGACGCGGAGCAGACAGTCCTTAACAGGATCATGACTGCCAGCCGCAACGAAGATGTAATTGAAAAGGAAGCCAAGGCTGTGGCCCGTAAGATTCGGCAGCGTCGCAAGATGACC